GACAACCAGGACAGGCTCGATATGTTCATGGGCTGGCAAGCTGTGAAGGTCGAACGTCTGGCGCTCAACTGGGATCAGGTCGAGGAGTTCAATCCTCCGCCTAACCCGGCCAAGATGACAGACAGCCGCTTCGCCGGCTACGTCAGCAAGTATGGAGACGAGAGCTGGGAATTGGATGCGCTGGAGCCCAGCGTCATGACAGATCTGATTCGCCAGCATGTGCGACAACATCGCGATCCGGCCCTCTGGTCGGATCAAGAGGAGGAGCGGGAGAACCATAGATTCCAGCTTCAAGAAATCATCGACGATCTCGATGAATAACATAGGAGTAAGACGACATGATGTCACTAGAAACGATTGACCAGATGACCAGGGAAGCAGGGCTCGAAGCCTGCGAGCAACAGCAAAAGCCCTATCTGATATGGCCCCAGGATCTCGAAGCCTGGAAGCGCGGCGAAGGATTCCCGATTCCGTTCCCGATGATCGGAGACTATGTGCCGGAAGGCTGGGAAGCCGATGGCGAAGCTCTGTTCGTGGACACCTCCGGCATGGGCTCTCCTGGCGAGTCGGCGCTGACGCTGCCCCAGCTTTTCGAGAAACTAGAAGTTGGTCGGGGTTATGCGTTCACCCAGCAGGGACAGTTCCAGGCTTACCTCCAGAAGTTCAAGCAGGTGCAGTAATGGGCATCCGCGACTTCATCAAAGCCAACCGTGACGAGCTGACAGCTCATGTCAACCAGGCTCTCGGTAACGACAAGGCCGAGTCCCAGACGATCGATGAGCTTCGCCTGTGGGTCCTCAATGATGAGGGCCTGTACAACTGGGCCAGGTCAGCAGGGTGCAAGATATGAACATCATCAACGGCACCCACTACCACGACAAGACTCCCCAGGATGTCATCGATGTCCTGGAGAGGGCTCGTGCCAGGCAGTGGCGGCTTCGGATCCATTACGGTAATCCACTCATCGGTCGAGACTGGAATGAGCGGTACGATGTGACCGGCAGAATCGGTCGCTCGATGGGCCCGGTCAAAGTTCCACTACTGCTGTACGACAGACGATCAATTTGTGGGTCTGCAATGCTCGACCACTGCATCGTCAGGATCCGTTTCTCAAACGGTCAGCGTAATGGCTACGACGACCTTTATTGTCATCCCAACTATCACGGAGAACAGCCATGCTAACCCTCACCAGACAGCAACGTGTCGCGCTCAAAGCCGTTTTTGACCGCAAGCCTTTATATCGTGGTGAGACTGGCGCTCTCATCTGGCATCAGGGTGACAAGCCCATGACCTATCGCGAATTTCGCAAGACCGTAATACCTGAGCTTTGCGGATACGGTGCCGCACTGGTTCCCTGGTGTGGCATGTGGCTAGGCATTGAGAAGGATGGTCATACGCATAGCTGAGTGACCAAAGAAAAGGGCCCTCGATTGAGGGCCCTTTGCAATAAAGGCGACCGGAAAATCACTTGCCAGAATAGGCCATCGAGAAAGTGGGTACAGTCACGGAGCCAGGATAGGATTGGAGCTTCCGGGTCGCCAGGGGTCGGTTATTTCATGGTCATCACGATACCATAGGTTCCAGTTCGACAACAACCATTCCATCCTTTACCACCTGTCCTGTCCGCCATGCGTGATGCTCGGCAATCTGGTAGTCATCCTCGAAAACTCCAGCCCGTTGCAGGGCATCCTCCAGCATCTTGAACAGGTTCGATGTGTCGCGCTTCCTGCGATCCGGTGGGTAGGTCCAGACCGACAACTTCAGCGGACAGCTCCAGCCCCTCGCTGCCCGATCGCGCATCACGATAGCCTGGACATTGCGATGGAACTCCTTGGCCTGGCTGGTCGGATATGCCTGGACGAACTGCTTGCCCTTAATGAATGGGCCGGCAACTCGGTAACCAGTGTAGTGATTGGCAGTTGGCGGCCAGGGTAGCTCCAGCCTCAATCCAGGTGGCTTCTCACCTGATGCCTGGACTTCCAGTTCTCGTTGCTCCATCTGTCTGCTTGCTCCCATAGATCGTAGTCGAGCTGTCCATTTACCTCGTCCAGGAAACCGACCTGGCTTCCGAATACGCCTTCCCATCTGGCAACTCCCATGGATCCGTCGATGCCGAACGGACCACTGTGATACTTCAACAGCAATGGGATCTGGAAGAACGGATTGTTGCGCTCACCCATGCCAGGACTCCGAATGCCTGGGCCCAGCTCCTTCATGGATCCACCATGGCAATGGTGCAGGGTCACCGGCTGCTGCATGGTCACGACGCAGCGCATCTGACGCAGGTTCTTCTCATGCCGGCTGACGCTAATCTTCCGATGTCGATCGCCACTCTGAGTAGGGTCTTCTGATCTGCTCATGGAAGATCTCCCCTGCCTTTGGATTGTTATCGAGATCTGCCCTTGATTCTACGCCACAGAGCCAGCGGATCCACCTGGCCACATGGTCTTCCCTGGCCCACCACTCCACTGGTCGCAGCTTCCTGTCAGGCAATGGCATCTTCTCACTCAGCCACTGATGGAATAGCTTGTCGTGCCCTTTGGTCGCAGCCCACTTGCACAGCGGCCCACCTTTCGGCGCTCCGTTCGCCCTTTCGATCCTGGCTCGCTTCTCCTGGTTGATCGGCTCATCGTCATCATCCAGCTCCACGAAGGCCGCCTCGAACAGATCGCCTGGCTCATTCCTGGATCTGCCGGCGCAACCTGAGAACGGATGGCTGGTCGCCTCCTCGTCCATCCAGAAGCGGACCCACATACCCTGGCCCAGGGGATTGCCTCCACCAGCCAGCATCAGCTCGCCCTGGTAGAAGACCTGCTCGTCACCGACCCTGGTAATGGCAACATGGAACCTGGTGCCGACTCGATTGCCGCGGCGTCTGACAAACTGTGCGAACGGATGCAGCACCATCGGCGTCTCCTCCGAGCTGACCAGGCGGAACTTGACGGTGCGTCCTGAGTTCAACTCCCACTTCGCGTCCAGGAGTTCGAGGCCGCCCTGGTGCGCGATGATCGGTAGCTGCTTAGAACTTGTCGTCGAAGTCGTCGATTCTGGTTTTTCTACGGCTGTGCCGGTCATGCCAGAACTCCTGCTGCGCGTCACCTTCCATCTGGCCGAACATGGTGTACTCACCGAAGTAGTACATCAGCACGGTGCCAGTGGGCCCATTGCGTTGCTTGCCGACGATGATCTCTGCGACCTTCTTCCACTTGGTCTTCTCGTCGTACACCACATCCCGATAGATGAACAGGATCACATCTGCGTCCTGCTCGATCGACCCTGACTCCCTGAGATCTGAGAGCCTGGGTCGCTTGTCATCTCGCTTGTCCACATCCCGGTTGAGCTGACTGAGTGCTATCACCGGGAGGTTCAGTTCCTTGGCCAGTGCCTTGAGTCCTCTGGTGATGTCTGAGATCTGCTGGGCCCGGTGGATCTTGGCATCACCGCTCATGAGCTGGAGGTAATCCACGACGATCACAGCCAGATCCGGATGCTGCTGCATCACTCTCCTGGACCTGGCGCGGATCTGAGCCATCAGCATTGCCGGCGACTCGTCGATCATTATCTTTGAATACGTGACATGGCTTGCACCTTTCCCCACACTGTCCCACTGCTCGTCGTTGATGTTCCCGGAGAGCAGGCGATCGAGCGGCACCTTCGAGTGCTGCGCCACCGACCTGGTGACGATCTCCATCATCGACATCTCCATCGAGAACACCAGGACCGTCCTGCTCTCACCTACTGCGTTCGCAATGTTCATCGCCAGGGCAGTCTTGCCCATCGATGGCCTGCCGGCGATCACCACCAGGTTCTGCTTTTGAAGTCCGTTGATCTTCCGGTCGAGATCCCGGTAGCCAGTCGAGAGACCTGGAATCGATTGTTCCATGTTGAACATCGTATCCAGGTTATCCATCCAGGCCGGCATCATCTCCTTGACCGGCACCGGGCCCTGCTGTGAATGATCGATACCGATGTCCATGACCCTGGTCTGCGCCTCAGCCAGGACATCATCCATCGGCCTGGTATCCTGGGCCAGCTCACTAATATCGTTGGCTGCCTGGACCATCTCTCTCCTGGTCGATCGTTCCTTCACCAGGCTGGCATAGGACCGGATATTCGCCGCTCCTGGCACATCGAGAACCAGGCTCCCAACGTAAGATTGGCCACCTGCCTCGTCTGTGAGGCTGTTTTTCTTCAGCCAGTCCATCACGGTGACCATATCGATCGGGCTGTCCATCTCATCCAGATCTGAGAAAGCATCCCACAGAACCTTGTGATCGGCCCTGGCAAAATCATCGCGGCCCAGGATGTCCTGAACGTCCATCATGGCCTTGCCACCGGACTGCATGATGCCTCCCAGGACAGACTGCTCGGCATCGATCGCTGCGAGCCGGCTCACTTGCCTTTGCTCACGTACTTGTTCTCCATGACTCCGATCATTCCTGACTCACGGATCACGAAATCAAAGTTGGCGACCCAGCCTCGATCGTTCTCGCCATTCATGAACGGACATCGCTCGGTGATGAATTTGAAGTATCGCTCCCAGGTATCCAGCTCATCGAATTTGTGTAGCTCCTTGCTGCCTGGTCCGCCGCGGTAGAACTCGAAGCTGTGCCACCTGGCTCTGAGGGTCTTCTTTCGTTTGTCGCTGAGGACTTTCACTGCTGGCAGTTGAGGGCAGTGTTCGTGGTAGAGATCGACGATCTTCTGATATGGGACAGGTCCCTTGGTGTGTTTGTTATCTGTCTCTGTATCTGTATCTGTCTCTGTATTAGCATTGCGTTTGGACCAACGAGCTTCTGCGGACGCTCTTGCCTTTGCACTGTTGTCGCATATGCGAACGTATTCCCGATGCAGTCGATCATTCCTCAGCTTGCCAGGCTCTGACTCCGGAAATTTTTCGCTGAGGTGATCAATCCAGATGCGTGACCACCTCTCCGAATCGTCGCACTGGCAGATTTTCGCCAGATCTTTTTGGTTAGCCGGAAGGGATCCTGTCTCCCATTGCCAGTTCATCAGGCGGATCATCGCGCCGACCGCATCAAGCGGCCAGAGCATGGTGTCGAAATGAAAGTCACGGTGGAACAGGGGATAGTAAGGCATGCTCAGATTGGCTGAGCCCTTATCCGATTTCTCACTCATTCCCCTCTCCCTAACTCCATACCATACCCACACTACGCATGGTATATGGCCTTGATTATGTGGTCAAATCCCTTGCAATCTGGTAGTCAAGTCGTCAGAATAGGCGGCTGGGTACAGTTGAAATTGGAGCGACATATATGTCAAATGACAAGCCACGACTTCCTGCCGTTGTTCAGCATGCTGTTACTGGTGCGCGTCGTCCGTTTGAGAAGATCTCCGGACAGGGAGGCCACCTGGTTACCTGGGAGAAGGAGTCGATGTTCGCACTCCAGGCCCTGGCCAGGAACACGCTGCTCCAGAAGTGCGAGCCGCATTCCATTCGAGATGCAGTGGTCAACATCGCCTCGATCGGACTGTCGCTCAATCCGGCGCTCAAGCACTGCGCCCTGATTCCCCGATACAACAATCAGCTCAAGATTTACGAGTGCCATTGTGATCCGATGTACCAGGGTCTGATCGCTATCGCGACCGACAGTGGAGCAGTCATCAGCATTCGAGCTGATGTCGTTCGAGAGATGGATCGAGAAGACCGGCGCTTCTGGTATCGAGCAGGAAGTGATCCGCATCTCCATCACGAGCCAGATCCGTTCATGAAAGAGGAGCAGCGCGGCGAAGTGATCGGCGCGTATGCCATCGCTGAGATCTCCGGCTCCAAGTTCCCGCACATCACGTTCATGTCGATCGAGGAGATCGAGAACGTCCGTGACAAGTCCGAGCTGTGGAAGAAGAATAAGGCTGGGCCATGGAAAGATTGGTTCGTCGAGATGGCGAAGAAGACTGTCATCAAGCGAGCGCAGAAGACCTGGCCAAAGGGCACTGGCCGCCTGGAGCATGCTGTCCAGTTGGCGCACATTGCCGATGGCTACGCGGACAAGGATGCACCGATCGATGTGAAGCCGGTCGAGCTGATCACCGAGGAGCAGGCCAAAGAGTTGCGCTCCGGGGCCCGTAAGGCGAAGCTCAGGGTCGAGCGGATCTACAAGGCATTCAACATCGACAAGATGGAGGAGCTGCCGGCTGACAAGTTCGCGACCTGCATGAAACGAATCAACACCGCTGGTCTGATCCACATCCTGAAGACCGCGGAGGATGAACCGAAGGTAACTGTCTCAGCTAAAGCCTGGGGCATGACGTACCCTGACCTGGAAGCGATGGGTGCAGAATACAAAACGAAGGCAGTGATCAGTGAGTAAGAAATTTGAGGAATGGGATTTAATCGGAGAGCTGGGCGAGAAGTTCGTCGCAGCCGCAGCCAAGTTTCAGGAGCTGAAGTTGGCCCTGATTCACAGGGAGGTACAACGTATGGCCGACGATACCGGCACGACAGTAAGTTGGACTCCAGCCAAGCTGGAGAAATTCAAGGTAGCCTGGAAGGCCGCCGACGACGCCGAGAAGGAGTCGTTCACGTTCGATGGGAACGAGTACCTGGTGACCTATGGTCGCTATCTCATCGAGTACCTGGAATATGTACTCGGTGAAGCTGCATGAAACATCGCATCGTACCGTTCAGCGAGATCGCAAAAGATCCGACACTGCGTCTCGACGCCGAACACTATCTGAGCCGATTAACGTGTAAGTTTTGCCAGTATCTAAGCGGCCTTACTTGCGCCAATCCAAAATCATGGCAGTGCCCAGAGTGTGGGAAGTGCAACGATGGCTGAGCAATGAGGCTGGTTATTTACAATCGGCTTCGACCTGGAGCTGCCCATCTGCTGCCTAAGTCAGATGCCAACTTCAGCAAAACGCTTTGCGGTCGAACGTATCCTGGAGTCCTGGGAAAGATCGTTATTTATTCGGACGACCTGCACCTGTGCGGCGTCTGTCAGATAGTTCTGGAATGCAGGAGACGAGATGGCTGAGCAAAGAACATACGAGTGGTTCGCTGATCGCTGGGGCAAGCTCACCATGTCCAAGCGCATCGATGCCCTGCTGAATGGGCATGTTCATGAGCTGAATAATTTGCTGAAGACCATGAGGTGGGAGCAGTTCGAGGCTGGGCCTGATGAGATCCGGCAAGCCTTCGAGGCAGAGACCAGGATCGGTGACGCGAGCCCGGCTATGTCCTGGGGCAAGCGTCTTGAGGAGGAAGCGATCACCCACTACGAGCTGACCAGGAACGTCCAGGTCATCCGTTGTGGATTCAAGGTACATCCGCTCTGGCCGAACCTGGTAGGAGACTCAACCGACTTCATCGAGTGCATCGATGGCACCCTGGAAGGCGAGCCGAAGTTCGCCTGCGAGGTGAAGTGCCCGTTCAATCCAGACAATCACAAGAAGACATTGCGATTCGGAATGGCAGTCTGGCATCACAACCAGACCCAGGGTCACATGGAAGTCCATGACTTGGACGAGGGCAAGTTCGTGAGCTACGATCCACGGCACCCTATTGAAGAACAGCAGATCTATGTCCAGACGATCGAACGTGATCTTACCTGGCAGAAGCTGTTCCGGGAGAAGATGGAGGCATTCGATGACCACTTCAGAAATGGGACGTTTTACGAGCATGCCATTGCCCAGGCAACGGATGGCATCCCCTCAATGTTCTAAGATGAAACCGATGACCGTTGAGCAGGGAGCCATCTATGCGAAATACAGAATCAATCACGATGCGATCAACGAACACAACCTGAAAGCGTGGAGAACAATGTACACGCATGTTCAATCAGTTCTCGACACGCTAAAGGAAAATTTGAGAGGAGCTAGACCAGATGGACCTACAGTTACAAGCGAATAGCGAAGACATCACAGACCCCTGCATATTCCAGGCCGGCGACCTGAACGTCATGATCACGCCACCAGTTGGCGATGAAGACTACTGGTTATTCAAAGTCATGGTGTCTGATACCCAGGCGATCGTCGGATTCCCGAAATTTATGCAGATCGGTATCGGCTTCCAGCAAGAGGAAGACTGGAACACCAATCTACCCAGCACCAGCGAAGCTGAAAAGATCTTCGACCACATCAGTCATAACAAAGGCGACAACTCGATCCCTGACAAACGCTGCATTGAAGCGATCGAGATGATCAGGACAGCCGCCGCGTCATACCAACAGGAGAACACCGCATGAGACCAATGATACAGACGCCAGCCACTCTGCTCACGCAGTCGCAACCGCTCATCGACAATGCGAACAACCTGACGGAGCAGGCCAACAAGGCTGTGGTCTCGACCACCGAGGAGTTCGCCACTGCGACCGATTTCGTGCGAATCTGCCAGGGCCAGATCAACCAGGCCGAGGATGCCAGGAAGGCAATCACTGGACCGCTCAACGATCACATCGGATGGATCAACGATCAGTTCCGCCCGATCACCGATGCTGTGAAGAAGGCCAAGCAGATCGTGTCCACCAAGGCTGCCAAGTGGAAGTCTGAGGAGGATGAGCGTGTCCGCCAGGCCGCGATAGAAGAACAGCGCCTGGCTGATGAGCAGGCCCTGAGAGACGCTGAGGCGGCCTCAGAAGCCGGTGACGACGAGCGAGCTGAAGCGATACTAGATGTCGCCGCGGAAACGCCAGCTCCAGTGATGAAGGCTCCGGCTGCCAGGGGCTCGCTTACGGGCGCAACCGGAAGCACCAGAACCAACTGGAAGGGCGAAGTTCAGTACGAAGACATCAAAGCCGTATGTCAGGGCATCATCGACGACCATCTCCCGACCAACATCATCAAGGATTGGAACAAGACCGTGATGAACGCAGTCGCCAAACGAGTCGGCGCTGAATGGCCGGAAGATCAAAAGACCGGCAAGCATCATGGCCTGACCGTCAACAAGGATGTGAGCCTATCAGTTCGATAACGATTATGAAGAAGGTCTATAAGTACGAGCTGACCGTCCATGCCGGTGTGCTGAAAATGCTGCTGCCAAAAGGCGCTCAGATCTTGCACTACGGACACCAGGGAGATCCGAACATCATTTGCATATGGGCCCTGGTAGATATTTATGAGAAGGAACAGGCTGAATACTCGTTCCATGTCGTCGGCACTGGTCACCAGATCGATGGCTGGGAGAATTGGATCTGGGTAGCCACGGTGAACTACCATCCTGTTCCCCTGGTGTGGCACATATTCACGCTCCTGGAGCTTCCGGAAGCGTATCACCCATAGCTGACAAATTTGAGGAGACCGCTATGAACAAAGTAATACTGATCGGCAACCTGGGCTCTGACCCAGACACGAGGTACATGGACAACGGTGATGCCGTGACCACGATCTCGATTGCCACCAACCGTCGCTGGAAAGACAAGCAGAGCGGCGAGCAGAAGTCACATACCGAGTGGCATCGCTGCGTGGCGTTCGGCAAACGAGCCGAGACCATGACCACGTACCTGCGAAAGGGATCCAAGGTCTGCATCGAAGGTGAGCTGCGGACCAGGAAGTGGGACGACAAGGATAACGTCACCAGGTACACGACCGAGATCCGTGTGGACAACTTCGAGTTCCTGGATAAGAAGGAAGGCGAAGGCCGACCGCCGCACCCTGCTGGCGAAGGCAAAGATCCTGACACTGACCAGGATGGTCTGCCACCTCAGTCACGCACGGATGCTGATGACTCAGCTCCACCTGACGACTTCGACGACGACATACCATTCTGAGGAGGTGACGAATGAACACCGAAGCGGACGAAGTGCTGTCGATAAAGGATGTACGAGACAGCTTCAGTGAGAACCTGCCGGAATGGCAGCGCGAGATAAACCTGCACTGGTTGACCAGCCTGCACAATCACATGGCAGAAGGTGGAATCTGGGGCTCACCGAACCTGGGCACCGTGTACCGCAAGTGCGGTGACGGATGGGTCCTGGTGGAGAACTTCCGTGGGTAAAAACGCATACACATTCGGACCTGAGATAGAGGGGCAGACGCTATCGGAAGCTCATCGGAGGTACTTTGAAAAAGCCGTGAAGCCAAAAGGTGTCATCTGTCCATGTTGTAAACGCTTCGGCAAAGTGTATGCCAGAAAATTCAACTCAGGCATGGCCATGCAAGTGATTAACCTTTATCGACACAAGGATGAAGGATTCATTCATCTGCCATCGACTGGTACACGACACATTCTGAAAGACAACCAGGTTGGCAAGCTGGTGTTCTGGGGCATGGCGATAGCGCAGCCAAATCCAGATAATCCAGCAAAAAACAAAAGTGGCTACTGGAAAATCACTGATCGAGGGATCGCCTTTGTCGAGAACCGCATCTCAGTCTGGTCTCATGTAATTGAATACAACCAGATCATCCAGGGATTCCGCGAGAAAAAACGAATCACCATCTCAGATGCACTGGGGAGACCATTCCACTATCAAGAATTGATGAAGGATAGTCCGCCATGACTCAGCCACTTAACTACTGCACCCATGCCTGCGAGAACATGAAGGCTCTCGATGATGCGATCATCAGGAACGAGACCAAAAAAGTAGGCAGAGCGATCCTGGCTTCGGCCATGGAGTGCATCATCCTGCTGGAACAGGCGGAGAAATTCATATTACCGTCATGGGGCAAGATCTTTGAGCAACACGAGATGGAGATGTGCGACGAGGTTCAAATCCCGACTCGTCTCCCGTATCCAATCGTGGCGCTTGAATTTCCTTGCCCCTATGACGACCCTCGATGCGAGCCGATGATGCCGCAGGAACGACAATGCTCGAAGCGCATCGCGTTATGCGTCGAGACCGAGGTGCTGGATGAGCAAACCGAAATGCTTGCTCACATCCACCAGGTCCACACTGGCGACATGAAGGGCTTCTACGTGTTCCCGATCTCGTACTCGGATGATCTGGATCTCTGGATACCACCACCGGCTGGGATGTTCTTTCCTCGTGGCGGCAACGAGACCATGAAAGCGATGTCGAAGCATGGCCTGACCGCGGTCCTGCCCCTGGGCTTCTCTGCCTACAAGGAATATCCGGAGGAGGAGCGCCCCACCAGGGTCATGCGAGACCTGTCTGACGAGGTGTTCGCTACGCTCCATCTGCTGACAGCTCTGGCAATCGACCATGGCCGCTACGAGACGTTGCCAGCACCCACGAAGCTCAACAAGAAACGAGCGAAGAAAAGCCGAACGCCATTCTATGAATACAAAGTCCTGGACATCGTGGCTGACATCCTCCAGGCATCTCCGGCTGCCAAGCCACACCAGGGAGGCACCATGCCAGCCCCAGGATGCACAAACGCCGCGGCCACATACGCCGGCTACGCTCCGGCAGGACCACCTGGGTCCGCAACATGATCGTCGGCAAGCCCACTGCCGGCGCAGTCGAGAAGGAGTACAGCGTCCATGAATGAATACGTCCACCTGGTCGGCGCTGAGGAAGTGACTCGCGCTGCCAGCAACATGAGGGCTGCTGCCGAGCAGATGACCCAGGCTGCATCATCGATCGATCACACCCTGGAGATGTTCCTGCGACGTTACGAGGAGTTGGTCCAGCGTCAGGAGCTGGTGGTCGCGTAGATGACCGCTGTCGATGAGAAGTCGATATTCGAGAGAGTATTCGGGAAGGATCGTCATGGGTGAAATAGCAGAGATGATGCTGGACGGAACCATGTGCGAGGGCTGCGGTGAGTTCATGGATATTGGCGGCGAGCCCCCAGGCTATCCGGTTCGATGCGCTGCTTGCAGCGAGGAACCTGACGACAGCCAGCCGGTGAACTACAAGCCTCCGAAGACGGTGGCCTGTCCGAATGCTCCGAGCTGTGAGCGAATGTTCCGCAGCCGGCAAGCTGCTGCTCAGCACTGGGCCGACAAGCATGGCTGATGATGTTCCTCGCGATCTATTTCCCCAGGCAGAGATTCCCCTGGAAGCCCAGATCAAATGCGTCGAGCGTGAGATCACGTTCCGGCGTCGAGTCTATGCCAGGCGCGTTTCCCAGGGACGCATGAGCGAGATATTCGCTGACCAACAAATCAAACTGATGGAAGCCGTTTTGGAAACATTACAGGAGCTACGCAATGCTGATCTATGACTGCGAAATTGCCAAGCTGATCCCGCCGAAAGACGAGCCCAGGGAAGAAGGCTTCGAGTATTGCGAAGGCTGGGGAGATCACCTGGGCATGGGCATCTCTGTGGTCTCGGCCTATGACTTCGAGGAGGGCTTCCCCAGGATCTTCATGGAAGACAACCTGGACGAGCTGTTCGAGATGATGGAGAAGACCGACATCATTGCCGGCTTCAACAGCAAGCACTTCGATAACAAGCTCATCGCTGCACACGGATACACGGTCCCGGACGAGAAGACATTCGATCTCTTTTTGGAGATTAAAGAGGCTGCCGGGGCCCACAAATTCGCCAAGGGATACAACCTGGACAACTGCTGCCTGGTGAACCTGGGCTATCAGAAGTCCGGAGATGGTGCCCTGGCTCCCAAGCTATGGCAACTGGGCCGCATTGGAGCGGTCGTGGACTATGCGCTGCGTGACATCATGCTGGAAATGAAGCTCCTGGAGCTGTGCATGAAGCAGCCCATCATAGATCCAGGCAATACTGGCACCAGGATATTCGTCAAAAAGCCACAGACGACCTTGTAATCGGTGCAATCCTGTGGTCTAATTGATTATGTGTAAATAGCATAAAGGGTACAGTCATGAAAAAGTTCTTCTTTCCAATAGCCATGCTGGTCATGGCTGCCCTGGCATACGGCCAGGACTCGGCACAGCCGCCGAAAGATCTGTCTGGCTTCAGCGGATACGCTTGGGGAGCCGGCATCGAGTTCGTCACCAATCACATGGAAGGCGAAGACTACGATCTGATCAGCGCAAGCTGCAAGGATCTCTGGTATCGCGGCAAGCTCCTGAACGAAAAGCTCAGGCTCGTTTACTTATTCGAGGATGGGATGCTCACCAGTGGTATCTGGATCTTCGATGACGTAGATTATGAATCGTATTGGCAGGTGAGTGAGTTCCTTCAGAACACGTACAGCACCAACGTCGAGATGACAGTCAAAGGCGACGACTGGATCGAGGCCGAGATGTGGCCGAGAGGGACCAATGCTCAGATAGTTCACAACCTGGACGTAGAAGACGACCGTCATGAGGTCCATTACTACTACAGGAGCGGAGAGGAATAATATGGACATCACAATCGACAAGGGAATCCCAGTCCCAAAGGAACGACCGAACTTCAAAAGCTACATCGATACGATGGAAGTCGGAGACTCGTTTCGTGTCGATCCGGAATACTGGACTTCACTCCGCAATGCAGCCAGCAATATGAATAAGCGAACCGAGAAGCGGTTCGTGGTCAACAAGGTAAAGGAACCTGTGGACCCCAAGAAGCCGGATGGCAAGACTGGTGAGTTCGTCAGGATCTGGCGCAAGAAGTAAACAGTGGAGCGGTGACGAAGCGGCAGCCGTGCTGGTAGGGAGATTAGACACAACCTCTGTTGTGGAAAGACGTACCAACTCCCAGCGACCAGTGAGCCTGGCTGAATCGACGGACCCCGTTAGATTTTAGGCTCACGCCCAGGTTCGACTCCTGGGACGCTCCCATTACAACAATAACCGGAGAAGTCCATCATGCAATTCGAGCTGACTCGCACGACCGCCAAGTTCGGCGTATTCAATCCACGAGAAGAAAAGAACAAAGGCAATGCCTTCGACCTCCCGTTCTCAGTAACCCTGGGATCTGAGGTCCTGGCCATGCTCGCACCCACCAACGATGTCGATCAAAAAGACGAGGCCCTGGCCAGCGTAATGTTTACCCAGGAGGGTCACGTTGCCAGGCCATCGATCAATCCCATCGTCATCAATCGAAAACCAGAAGGCGCGGTTGTCAACATCTGGGATCAGGAAGACTTCGGGGATCCGCTGCAACTAAAACCGTGCAACCTGAAGTCACTGAAGGCTGAGCTGCAAACTCCCAACCATGTTGTCCTGACCGGGCTGATTCAATACTCGCAGTACAACGACAACGAACTCGTCCGCATCAATGCGCTGATGAACAAGTCATTCGACCTGGCCATCCACATCGAGCAGACAGATCTATTCGAGGATCCAGAGGCTGAATCCGAGGAGCAGGACGAGGGCTCCGAGGAGTAGTTCTACCAGGATCCGCTCAACCATGAGTCACACGCATCCTATCGCCAGGGCCCAAGACCTCATCGATCGGTTGAAACATCTCACCAGGCCGATCGGTGAGGCTGAGAGCAAAGATCTTCCCGCTGCATGGAATGAGTTGGAAGATCTTTTGGTCATGCTTGCCTCATCAAAAAAACTTCCACTCGACCAGAAAAAAGCAGATACACTTGCCACCGTTATCGCCGCCATCGATGACTTACGGAAAACGGAGAAAAGGGATGCTGATTCTGACGAGGAACCAGGGCGAGTCGATAAACATCGGGGAAGCGGTGACGGTGACGGTACTGGGCACGAAGGGAGGCCAGGTGAGACTGGGGATCCAGGCACCTAAACAGATCAAGGTTCTTCGCTCGGAGCTGTTGGATCGGGCTCCTTCTGATTCAATCCCGCACCGATCAGCCTGAGCCTGATAGCGACGAGTGACGACGACCAGGCCATCAGCCCAGGTCACGTAATCTTCAACAGTCAATGAACCTTCCGCAGACATCTCTGCCTGTGGGCTAACCTCGTGCTGCTCAAAGCAATCGTCAGGGAGAGGTGTCCGCACCGGGACTGGCACTTCCCGGATCTCCACTTCGGTTAAGACTGTCGGCGCTGTCTCGCAGCCCTGTAGCCAAAGCAGGGCAAATAGCATTGATGTCCAAATTCCCCAACTCCTCGCACGATGGTTCACGGAATATCTCCTCTCGCTCAATCCGGATACCGATTCCTTCTTCTTCCAGTTCCAGGATGTCCGCTTTCAGTTCTGATACCACAGCGACGTTCGCTGCTTCATCAACCAGGCGATCGGCTACGCACTTATCCAGCCGGTCTCCCAGGTCAGTAATTGCCACCAGGTTGTTGTCATTGGTTTGTTTGGCCTGAGTCACCGCGGCTTTCGCCTGGCCCAGCTTGTCATGCAGGCTTGAGTTCTCTCGCCACAGCAGTAGAGCAATGACAGCCATGATCCCTGCGGCAATCATCAATCCTTTACTCATAGCAAAAGTCCTTGTCGTCGATGTCATCATCCAGGAGACAGGCTTTCGTCTCCGTGAGATCATCACGCCGGCTTACCAGGTCCTGCAACCTGGCAGTCGCAATGTCGTTCGAGCCGTTGGCAGCGATCCACAACTGGGTCTCGGTGATCTGTTCAGTCACTGCCTGGATTTCATTGTTGAGATCCCGGATCTCTGACTTCGAGATGAACTTGTAAAGCACCTCGGTATTCTCCTGCACCGCTTCGGCCAGCTCCTGGCCTTGTGCTTCGCTGAAGAAAAACTCATCCAAGACTTTTACCGTGAAGCTCTGAGCCCGAAAGCCGATCACTGCCACGGCAACAATCAGGATCACTGGCACAGTGACCTTGGTCTCGCCTAACTTCGATAAATTCATGGCCATAATTAGCCCCCGTTTTTTGCTTTCTGCCAGTCCGTCGCTGACTGGCCTGTTAAATACGCTCCATACAGAACACCGAGCGACGTTGCGAATGCTCCGAAAACGATTGGATTGCCAAAGAAAAAGCCCATGCACAATGCGCCAGTAGCCACCAGGAAACTCAGGAATCTCTTGCCTTGATATTTATTCATGCGTAATCCTCCACTGTGATCCAGACCTGTTCCTCGGCATCCAGGGCATCGACGATCGTCTTGTACAAACGTGTGTACGCGACCACTGAGCTGGTCACCTGGCCGCGCTCAATCACATTCGATACTTGACCGTCGCCAACCAGGAGACAGCCTTCGGAGTCGTCGTCCTTGTTGCCGACATGGATATAAATGAACTGGAAATCAGGTACGTCCTGGAGCCATAGCATTCCCTTGTGGAAATCAAATCGATTGCCGTATCTCACGGTCATGCCGCCCTCAGTTCGCAGCTTGATCTGGTATCTACCAGGTGGGATTCGAGTCTCGCCTTTGATCTTTGGTTCGTTGAACTGATCTTCTAGCACGTAGCAGATGAACGCAGGCTGATTGCTCACCTCGAACATCGTACCCAGGGTAGCTTCATCTCCAGATGAGATGCGTCGATTAAGTAGTTCCATCAGACTGAGTTCTCCCGCATGATATTGCGAAGCCTGCTGCTCGGCTTCGTCGGCAATGAGACCAACAGATCCGCAGTTTTATCCAGACCTTGCTCAGCCAAATAATCAACCCGGTCTTCTGGCGATAGATCTATGAGGGTGTCCTGCAATGCCTCGAACTGGATAACAGCTCCAGCATTCGGTGGCTCATCCTCTTTATTTTCCGAAGATCCTGGTCGCTCCAACCAACCTTCCTTGGCTTCCTCCAACTTATCCCGAAGAAGATTATTCAGCTCTATGCCCTTCTCCTCGCCGCTCATCTCCTCGTCTTCCCACAGCTCCGTGATCTCCTTGCGAATACGCTTCATCTCGTTGTAGCTGGGCTTCATTGCCTTGGATGCTTCGACGACCTGCTCGTTGGTGAAGGTTGAATCGTATTTTGATGGCTGCTCCATGAACGCATCGATCTCGTCCTCCATCTCCAGCTTCTCCATCTGGCTGACAGCTCGCTCGATCTCCCTGGCATTCTGGCGTACCTGATAAATGACCTCCTCGAACGAAGTCCTCGATGGCGGATCATCGCCAGTATAGAAGCGCCTTGCTACAGGCATCTTGTCCCATCTGAGGTCTGGCCTGGCTGGATAATCGAACGACTTCCGAACCAAGTCGTCGCTCATCATCATCACGTAAGCGCCCAAGGTCCCAAAATATCCACGAACCAGATGTTCAAGAAGTATTGGATTCCTTAACGTCGCTGGGGCCCACTTCGGTAATCCCCTGGCAAGCTCGCGAGCTGTCGGACTGGTGGTAGGACGAAAGACGATCTCCGGCTTCACTTCGGCTATGTCCTGCATGTACTCAGGAACGATCGGTGATTGGAAGAAAGCGTTCCAGTTGTTCGTCGCTTCATACAACGGAGTGATGGCCTGCGGTAAAGGAACAAACGGGAACCGCGGACCCAGGATATTGAAAACTTCACCCATGACCCACCACATTCGATCGATCGCTACCTTGCCGGCGTCATCTTCATTGGAGTAGTAATACTCAAACGTGCGCTCGATGCCGACACCAAAGATCATGCCCAGCTCGAAGGATTTCGGGAGACGCCAGTGCTTGCCATTGGTCCAGAAATGGACGTACATATCCTTGTCGTCTGGAGGTAGTGCCTTGTATCTATCATCGTCTTTGTTCTTCAGCCAGATCATCAGTACAGCCATGGCATACATCATTGACTTGGCAAACGTCAGTCCTGGGGCTTCCGTGAATCGCTGTCCGTATCTAACCAGGCCCTGGACCCTGGCATTGAGGAACATCACGGACTGAACGAAGAATTGCACCGCGGCATGATCACCATGCTTGGCAAAGTTCATCAAGTCCTTGGCTTCCCAGATTGCCTCGGCCTTGCCGGCACCAGCTTTCATCGCAGGGATGTAGCCAGAACCAATTCGATTGGCATTCTCGGATGCTGCACCGATGTCGTTGTACAGGTGGAACAGCTTCCATGGTGCATCCAGGATTCGGTTTTTGAATCCTGTCTGACGCAAGGCTCGCTTCATCGCCTTGACCGTTGATACCGGATCGTTGGCGTTGATGTAGCCAGAATAAAAAGCGCCACCGGCAGCCATCATGGCCACCATCTCAGGCGACTTCGTGAACGCTTTCCAGGCTCCGGTCGCTGCCGACCATGGCTTGGGAAACTTCGCATGACGCGAGTTCGCGAATGCCAAAAAGATGTCTCGGAACCAGTTCGCCGCCATGAAATCTGGAGCGAGCGTGATCAAGGTGGTGCCGAGGCGCTTAACCTTTCGCAATGGCCACATGAAAAATCGGCCCATCACGCTTGAAAATTTCTTCTCATTGATCGCTGTGAGAGATCTCAGCAGCGTTTCTTCTCGGACCTCAAACCATTTTTTCTTTCCGTTGTACAGCACCGAGATGTAGTCATCTCCAACAGGTCGCTGCAAGGTCCACATCTTCTGCATGCTCTCCAGTGCTTCGGTGGGCATAGCTTCCCAGTCAACACCAGCTTGCTTGAGCTTACGCTTCAGCTCATCCATAGGGATGAACTCCTCCTTCAGGAAAGCAGTTGGTGGTGCCGGCACGAGCAGCCCAGAATCTTTGAGATTTTCGACTGCAAGCTGAGCAGCTTTGTTCTTCATCGTCGTCGTCGCGATGTGCTGGAAGTTGACGATGATGTTCTCCAGGATGTCACCGAGCGGATGCTTGGCTCCACGGAGACGCTTGATCGGTTGTGCTACGTTCGCAATTCCTGGGCCGCCCATGCCGGCTCGCTTGGCAAAGGATCCGCCCAACTCGTCGGACTTGATGCGGTAGAACGGCACGTAATCTGCCTGATCCCACAGCGGCCTGGTGTCTTCGTTGATGACACCTGCCTCTGATGCCCAGTCCAGGAATTGCGTCTTCCAGTCGTTGTATGCGTCAGCCACATCCTGGAACTCAGGAAATCGCTCGCCTAACTTCAGCAGCTCGTCCACACGCTCCTGGGTGAACAGAGCTTCCCTACCTTCCTTCAGCAGACGATCGGCTCGCCTGGCAGCCATCCAATAGCCCCAGTACGTGATCTTGTCAGCAACCGGCTCCAGGACCTCCAGGAGACCCTTGCTGCCTGGCTTGATGCCAGTGATCGTGCCCTCACCTTCGGCAGTCGTTACCGTCTCCCACACCGGAATGCCGTGGGTCAGGAACACGTACATTTGCGAATCCATGCTGGTGGTGAAGTGAGCCTGCTTGTACGCTGACATCTGTGCCGGCAGCTCGTGACCATGCGTTTGTCTGATTGCCCACTTCAGGCCGGCGAACTGATCGATCAGAGCTTGCTCCAACTTCATCTGTTTACGTTCGATGTTGATGATTTCGCTGATCTGTCTTTGCAGTCGCTCAAGCGATCGTGGTCCTGATGGACCGATATTCTTCCTCGCCCATTCGAGCGCATTGTCCAGACCAGTGTCGCCAGTCTTCGGCTTGCCTCGTTTGTGGAATAGCGGGAATCCTTTCTTCGCGGTCTCCTCCAGCTTCGGCGTGATCTCAATCTCCCAGGCTTCGTAACCCCAGTCCTTCTCGCCTTCTTGTCGCATGAGATTGTGCAGGCGCTCAACCGCTCTTGGTTTTCCTGGCAAGAAGCCGGCATGAGTATTAAATTCGTAAAAGCCATCTTCGGCTCGTGTTTCGATTCCCCAGACGCCTCTATCTTCCAGGTCAAACATCTCCCGGCCTTGTTTCACTAGATCAGAGTCGAGACCACCTTCGATAAACCGATGGATTTCAGGAGTCGTCAGTCGCCTGAGCCGTGCGTTATCCCACTTTTCGTATTCGTTGCCAGGCTGACCAAGAGTGGCAACACCTAACCGTTCCGCCTCATCCCTGGACGATTGACTGTTATCACCAGGCACCCAGACATCCTTCACCTTGCCTTTGAATTTCTTCAGGAACTTGTTGATGCTGTTGACTGCGACCTCGTTGTACGTGGTCCTGGATCCACTCAACGTCCTGCTACTACCTCGTGGAACCAGGATGCCCCTTAGACCGGCGTCTTCCGCTCGAATGGTTCCTCTATCTTTTTCAGATCCCAGGATGAGCCTGGCTACACGATCACCAACATTCTTCCGAAGCTGCTTGTTGGTCGTCTTCATGTCGAGTTGATTCGCTCCAGGTACTAACAGATCGATCGTGAAAGCATCTCCACGTTTGACCGGCGTGATCTCTCCGGTGAAAAGATCTGGTGTTGGATCTTGCTCAACTTCAGGGATTGGATGCTTAACAAACTCAAGTGATTCAACCGACTCAGCCCCTGACCAGCGAACCCCATGAACCTCGCCCTTGGAAAAGTAGATCCGTGGCATGCCACGCCTGGCCGCTTCAGCGATCATGTGTTTGATGACCAGTAGCTGCCAATCCTTCTCGAATGGCGCGAAGCTCTGGCCATCTGCATATCTTTGATACTTCCCGATGTTCTCATCAAAGCTCAGAATTTGAGCGCGGACAGTAGTTTGCAAACCTCTCGGCGCATCGTAATCAAAGAAGCCTGGCACTGGTCCACGCCCAGGCAATGGCTGACGGTCAGCAGCCGAAATCTTGTGCATCGCATCAGCCAAACTCGACCAGACCTTCCACAACTCAGATGCGTTGTGTCGATCCCAGTTAGACGAATCGCCGCTTGCATCTTCGATTAGTTTCGTCCAGGTCGCTTGACTAAAATCTCTCGCTTGAGCGGTCCTGTATATCTTGCCTTGCCTCCTCGTTCCTGCCGGCAGATCAGTCTCATCTCGCGTCTCATCCATGAGCTGGGCAATAGCCGTTTCTTCCCGCTCGGCCTCGATTTCCTTCTGCGGCGTTCCGTCCCATTCAGATATAACTCGTGGTGAGTTAATAGCTTTACGGTCAATCGTTTGAGCGTTGCCTGCTGCCCACTGTCTCTCCATCCATTCAGAAAAATCGACACCAGCAGTCACGCCTGTATTTCTGGTCGCATAGATCAAACGAGTGGTTAAACCGTATTCCCTGGCTTGTTGATTCACATACTGATCGAACTCCTCTCTGGAAATCAGCTCAGCGTTATACTGTTCACCGCGCTCACTTTTTCGCATCTTTCGATAGGCCGCGAACAGTTTGTTGCTCGCCTCACCGAGAGAATGGTAGAAGCCATGGTCCTCAAATACTTTGGCTTGAATCTCTCCTTCCTGTTGTTCCAAAGCAGTGTCAGCGGACGCTTGTCTTGAGGCCAGATCCGCTCTATAGCCAGCAAGTAGATCGATTGAGTTATTTGAGTATTCGCCAGTAAGGACAGCCTGGAGACGCTTTGACATATCCTTCGTCATTGGCCAGGATTTCAGTTCTTCGACGATCGTCTCTCTCGACTTAGCGAGGGCCTTAAAATCCTGTTGAGCTAGATCTTTGTGCAGTTGCTTCAGTCTTGGATTATCAAGTGATTCAGCCCTGGCCTTCTCGTACATGACCTCTGGAGGTGTGCCATCGTATTCCTCGCCACCACCAAAGGTGCCATCTCTGTTGTCGTAATCCTTATCGAAACCATGCTCAGCGTGAATCTCTTTCAGTTTGGCCTTGATCGTATCTCGAATCTCCTGATGCCAATCGGACTGCATCTCATCGATGTAGAAAACCTCGTTGCCATCAGGATCTTTGCGAATATCGAAGCGAACATGAGCTACGAAATTGTCGTCCTCCTCCCAGTGAGCGGTCTCTGTGAACAACTGCTTGTCTGGATTTTCCCAACGGAATAGCAGCACCCCGTAATCCTTGCCGGCAGGCTTGAGCATGTAGCTTGCCCAGGCATGAGTCTGTTCGTTGTAATGCTCCTCGGCAGCGTCCGCTGCTTCCTCCCAGGTGCTGTAATAACCGAGGTCACCGCCCTGATCGTCATAGATTCGGAAGTCGCCATCGTCATCCGTCATCATCTGATAGTTGCCGGAGTACCATCGTCTCTTGGTATTCTTTTTCTCCCACTCCTCTCGCGCCTCGTCGTAGAAATCTAGTTCGATTGCCTCTCTGGTTTTATCGTTGGCTTCCTCCTCCATGTCTTCTTCGCTGGTCCCATCCCAGGCACCGAGAGCTTCGTTCAGCTCCTCGGTGTCCATGTCTGCTTCTTCCGGAATGTCCGGATCAGCTTCAAGATCTGGATTCCAGTTATGCTCTGCCCAGACCTCTCTTTGCTGAGTATCGAAATAGGATCCCCAGTTCTCTGATTCGATGGGCTCCCAATGGTCGTACCACGTATCCTCCTCCGGTGAATCCTCCTCATCCGGATAGTCTTCGCTCCAGTCAGGTGGGCCGTAGTCTTCTTCTGGATTACCAGGTTCCTTGACCTCGATGTCCACACCATTGCGCTCGATATACGATTGAATGATATGCCTTGGGATCTTCTTCGGTTTTGTGCGACCAAACTCTTGGAGCTGGTTGGTCAACTCCTCGTGCCGCTCATCCATCAAAGCAGCATCGCGCTGCTCATTGACAGAAAGGAATTGCATCGGATCGTTTTCAGGATTTTTCTTCCAGTCATCCTTGAACTGTTGAGCTTCGCGGTTATATTTCTTGGCCTGTTTTTCCGTGGTCGGAAAGGCTTCCTCCCATGCTTGCTGCTGAGCAGCCTTGGCCTTCTCTGCAATCCCTTGAATCTCAGCGCCCAGTTCACGCTGCTCCTTGAAGACCGCAAACATTGGTGGTGGGAACAGCTTCTCAACATCCTCGAAGTTGGTGCGTCGTCCATAGCTGTGGTCTGATGTGAGCTGATACATCTGGCCCCAGGTAGCCTCGGCCAGCCAACCAGGATTCTTTGCATCACCCAGGCCCAGCCAATCGAGTTCGGCCTGCTTTATCTTTCCATTTTTGAGTTGGCCCTTCATAAACTGATACCAGCCATCGACAGAGGTGGCTTTAGTATCGGTCTCGTTGAATGCAGTCCACACCTGGGAGAAGAAGTATGGGGCACTGACATGACGCAGCCGGCCTCGCCGCTTGGATCTCTGATAACCACCTGGTCGTTGCACGAAGTCGCTCGACTGAGCAATGACCGACATGATCTGCCCAGTGGTGAACATCTGCTCCTGGCCAGTCATCCAGCGAACTACATTCTGTAGAGCCTCGACGATCCTATCCAAGATCTCCCTGGCTCTCTGCGATACGGTCTGTCCAGCCAAGATTCGTTGTGCGATGTGAGCTATGTATTCCTCCGCAGCAATCCGGCGCTCCTCAACATCATTCCAGTCCAGCTCGTAACTCCGCGCTGCTTCTCTGACCTGCTTCGGGAACGACTTGGCCACCATGTCCATGAACTCATCGAATCGCCATGGCGGAATGACTTGCCGGAGGCCGAAGTGACCAACCACTTCATGCAGTAGGGTCTCGACCGCTTCCGCCATGGAGCTGACGTTATTGGCAATGATGTAAATGTCATCGTTGAAGGCACCCTGGTCATACATCCCGGTGGTGTTTTTCTTGGAATGCTCGTCCTCCATAGACACCTGGAGATGCCGCGGCAGGTCCTCGATGGACTCGACCACTCGTACCGGAGGCACAGTGCGGAACATCCGATAGATCTTTTGTAGGATCTGTTGCACATCATCAACGGACTGACCTCTGCCGGCATTCGTCTTACGCCTGGCTCTCGCTGATGGGCCTTTCTTCGTCTCGACTTCGAGTGGATCAAAGACAGCCGACACCAGGCCGAGACTTGGGTGCTTCAGCCAATAGCCGGAATAGCCGGCGTCACGGATGGCTGCCTCGGATTCATTCAGATCTGGAGTTGCTGCCAGGTTTTCAGGATCAACCTGGAGGTCATACAACAGACGAGCGTCGATGCTCGTCTCATAGGTCTCAGGCCCTAGTCCCGATTCCTTCCGATACCCACCCGGAAGTTCCGGTGAGATACCATAGTACGTGCGGTCGATCCAGGTTTCCGGGAACGCTTGCGCCCTTTGCCCTTCGGCTCCGCGGATCCCTTGGCCATAGAAGCTGGGATCGATCCGGTCGATGTCGGCTCGCCGGCTGTAGTGCGTGAGGGTGATGCGCCCTTCTGCTGAGACTGGCGGAGCAACAAGCTCTCCGCCCTCTGTTGGGCGGCTTTCAGGAGTTGGTCGTTTGGCACTTAATCTACCCTCCTCGGACACCCAAACAGGCAGGAGTCCGATCTTCTGGTCAGCATACACGGTATCCGCGGCTGATGCTGTGCGGTTCGTCTCACCATGAGGCCCGTAATTGACCCAGCTATTCTGGCCCCTGGTCTCTACGGTCATGGCTCGCCTGGCAAGCGGTGAATACATTGCTGCGTGGTGCTGCCAAGCGTTCTCCTCGCCCCTGGCGCGGAAGCCAAAGCCATTCGCCAGGTGGCCGAAGTAATCGTGGACCACTCGAAATATGTCGTTCGCCAGAGCTACCTTGCCAGAGATCTTGTACTTGGTCTCGTTCAGCAGGGGATTATCGATCGCCTCGAACTCAGCCCTAGTGCCAAAGGCTTCTCGTGTTGGCAAGACCCACAGGTGATTGTTCTCACGGATGTCCAGGATGGCATCTCTGGGGCTCCTGTACGGATCCTTGCCCTTGACGAACTCGACCTCCAGGCCGCTCTCCAGGACATACTCATACTGTGCCAGGGTCTCATCGATCATTGCCTGGTAAGCTGCCGCGACAGCCGGATCACTCGGATCATGCTCCATCCTGGTGAACTCTCTGGCAATCATCGAAGCCCGGCGAACGTCGATCTTGGCTCGCTCTTTTGCTGGTTCGTACTCGATGTCATTGGCATCGGCATACGCCTGAGCTGCGTCAATGGCCGGCTGGAATGGACGGAAGTCCACCTCACCTCTGCCAGGCACGAATACCACCTCCGATAGAACGGCAGGTGTCTTCGTATTGGCAGTCTCCAGCCACTCACGCAGCTCCTCAGTCGTCATCGCGACCACTGAGCCCATCTGTGCGCCACCATCGGTGTAGTTGCGACGGTACGCCTCCTGTGCCTCCTCGGTGTCCCGGTAACCGAGCATGATCTTATGCTCGTCGAAGTTCTCCAGGGACATCGGTTTCGCTGGATCCTTCTTCTGGTTGATGATCACCGCATGGCCTGAATCCAGGTATGGACCAAAGAACGCATCGATCTGATCGAAGCCACCTCGACCATCAGGCTCCCTGCTCTCAGTGCCCTTCAGGTAGCCGTAGGCATCCTTCATCTTGAATTGCCATGGCTTACCCTTTCGATCAATACCCTTCCTGGTTCCGCCTTTCTTGGTCTCAATCGTTCCAGGAATTGAATCGACTCGCAGATGCCCCTTCGGATAGTTGCCGGCCTCGGCCTGCTCTGGGCTCTTTGGTTCCTCTACTCGACGCTGAACGGCATCCAGGCGAGCCCTGACGGAACTGCGAGATTCAACGACATCAGATCTGAAGACTTCCATCGGGCTGATCTCGTCTTCTTCTGCCACGATCTCTGACCTGAGCATGTCGTACTTTTCGACGAGCTTGTCGATCGCTCCCAGCATCGCATTGATATTCTGCACGGCTGTCACAGAGGCAGGCTTGTTGCGTAAATTGACAAGCAGGCCCTCAATGCCCTGACCTTCCTGGAAAGCGGTCTCGATTGCCATATCGGTGACGCCTGGATAGGCCATCCTGAGTCGCTGCCGCACACCAGATCCCCACTCATTACTGACCATTCGCTTCGGAGCTGTTGGTTCCTTGGCCAATGGATGCGTTTGTAGTTCAGGTAACGGGCCCACGAGATCTTTCAATCGCTCAGGGACTGTCACCCTGTCAGTGTCATGCTCCGTTTTCGTTACTTGCTCGCCGGCAAACAAGCGCCTGGTTCGTCTCTTGAATCGAACCAACTCCTCGTCCTCGTCTGGCTCGCCCTTCGCTGCCTCCTGGAATTGCTTCAACAAGATTTCGAGGTCTTTCCTAAGTTTTGCTTCGTCTCCTGCTGGCAGCTTTTCAAACTCCTCGAAGACCGTCATGATCTCGTCCATCTGCTCAGGAGTTAAGGTACTCCAGCGATTATCGATCTTCGTTTTCAGCGCCGGAGTCATCGCTGTCATGGCCTTTGGATGAGCTTCCTGGACCTTGGCGTATTCCTCCATCACTCGCTGCGCTCGTCGAACCACGCCTGGCTCAACTGGCTCAGCAATGTCGATCGCTTCGCCGGTTCTCCTGATGGTGATCTCCTCACCTTCCATGATGATTTCTTCGCCGGCAGCCCGTTCTCGCAGATTCTTGAGTTCCTTGAGGCCCTTCGGCAGCAGCATCACCCGTTCCTCGGCACCAACAAACATGCCGTATTTCCCGTTGGTCAGGGTGTATTGCTCATCGATTGTCAGGGGGTCGCCGGCAGCAACACGCTCCAACAGATCCACATCAACATCCACCTCAGACAGACCAAGCTCGTCGGCCTCCTCCTTCGAGATTTCTCGGTCCATCTCGGATGGCATTTTCTTCAGTGGTTTACCACCAGGCCCTGTCTCAGGAAGATCAATCCAACCAGGACCACCATCTGGATCAACATCCCCTTCATCGACCACATCCTTGTAGAGTGGATGCACCGCAGTAGCCAGGGTGCCACCAACACCGAAACCGATGATGGCTGATCGCCTCAGCATGGCCCTGCCTTCTTCGGTTGTGACAATCTCAACAAGGGCTTCACCGAAGGTCATCTCATCCTCGATGATGCCCATGGTGTAGGCTTCCTGAATAAGTTGGGTCACAGGCTCCTGAATCGCCTCAGCGCCTCCAGCCTTGAAGAATCGCTTCAGTAAGGTGCCACCTCCTTTGGTCAGAATCCCAAGCGGTATTTTCTCAGTCAGCATCTCCGCAGCAGCAAACACGGTGCCATCCAGCGTTGCTTCACTGTGCGATCGACCTCGGCTTATTGACTCAGCGTACTGATCAGCGAATACCTGGCCGCCCATAACGGCAAGGCCAAGAGTTGGGCTCCTGGTTACAGCAGTCGTGATCAGCATCGGAGACATATTGATCGCGCCTTCGATGATGGCTCCAGCGTAATACTTGGCCGAATCCTCCCGGACATTCGGTTGATAGTTCTGTAGGTATTGAGTCGCTTCCTGGTGGATCCGCAGACCTTCCTGAAGGTCGGCGTTGTTCTCCGCTTCTTTCAGCATCTCACCGTAATACTCAGCCGGCTCCTTGCCCTGGACGTAAGCCTCTACCTCAAGGGCAAAGCTATCCTCCGGGGCAACACCTTGGTCTGAAGCAGCCTCCAAAATGTATGCCAGATCTCGTGGCGCATTCAGGAACATCTTCGCGCCACCATATTGCCGCTTGAATCCCGCTGGTACGTTGGTCAGTGTGTCCCATAGCACCAAACCCCATGGATCTTCCGGCTTTTCTTCCCTCGGTTCTTTCGGCTCGTCAGGCTTGCGGTTTGCCCACTCCTCCCTGGCTGTCGGAAGGTAATCTGAACGGGCCCCAGCCGCCGCCACCGCTTCTTCCTGGGTAGCAAAATTCGGATGGATCCAACCTTTCTTCGCCCAGCTACGGGCGCTCTCGATCGCCTCCTCCTGGGAAACCTGCTTGCCATTTACCATGGATGGGATATTGAACCAGCGGCCATCAGCGTCGATCGTTATGCTGAGTTCGCTGGACGAACTGCCATCTGGATTTTGAACAATCGGCCTGGTTGGATCGATCAGGAAACCTGCTTGATCCTTTGGATACCTGGCCCATTGCTCTCGCTCTTTCTTCAGCCGGCCTTCGGGAGATGGCCTGCCTGGAGTATCTGCATTCGGGCGCAGATAATCATTCAGTGCGTTCTCTACTTCATTTTCTGGTGGCTCCTCCAAGCCGGCGCGTACCAGGGCAGAATGCGGTGCCGGCCTGGAACTGCCAAAGCTAAACTGACCACCACCTTTGTTGCTGAACAGCTCACGATTGAGCTTGATGTTGTCCTTGGTGATCTGCTGGCGTTCTTCACGAGTAGGAGCGTTTCGCTTCATCTCGGCTTTCGTTTCATCACGCCACGCCTGGAACGAATCGAATGCACGAGTCAGGAAACCAGGCTCCTCGTCTGATCCAATATCAATACGACTCACCGGAGACGCTATATCTTCGGTTTCCGCAACAATCGACAAGGGCTCTGGCTTTGGAATTGCAGCCGGAGGTGGAGCCTGAATCTCTGGTTCGTCGGCTTCATCAACAATCGATAAAAGCCCTGGCTTCGGAGCTGCCGCTAAAGGCTCCTGCTCCTCCTCGTCTTCTTCGGATATGATTGAAAGCTCTGCCATTACTCTACAATCTGAGGCACACCATTGACCATCTTGAATTTCCTGCCATCTTCTAACGTATAGACCTTGCCTGGTTTGATCCTGGCACGATCGTCAGGAGACAGTTTCTCCAGGATTCCGGTTGTATCCTTCGCGGCACCAGCACCTTCACCACCTTGAGTGGCATAGCGACGGACGATTTCCATTCTCTTATCGACACGAGTATTCGCCACTTCATCCTGCTGCTCAGGAGTCATATCCTTCCATTTAATCTTTCTGTTGGCGCTTGGCACATGATGTTTCTGACTCTTACGATCAGGATCGTCAAGATCCTTTCTGACTCGATCAACCTGGTCAGCCGCTTCTAATTCTGGGAATGCAACCTTCGCTCCTCCGCCTGTCCCATAGGCAAGCGCACGACGCTTACATGCCTTCAATGCAGATCCTGATAGACCTTCGCACTCCAATTCTTCGTAAGCCTGACGATCAACCTCAGAAGCAAATTTCTCGGCGTTTTCCGCACTAACTGGTTCACCACTTGCATCCAGGATCGGAGTCGATACACCCTCCGAGATGCTTATGTAGTTTCCGCTTTTGTCGGTCTTGATCGTTGCGGTTGGAGTTTCGGCTTTCTTGATCTGCGCCTCTGTGAGACGCCGCTTTTGCTCACGCTCCTGAGCGTCGATCGCGGCCTGTTTTGCAGCTTGCTTGCGACCTACGTGACCCTTGAGTGCAGCTCCACCAGCAATGCCGATGTCGCCGCCCAGGGTGCCTTCTCCCGTACCGGACTGAGCCATCAGGTTCAAGCCGAACTCCATCAGAATCAGGCCCTTCTCCTGCCTGGTCAGGCCCTCGCCTTTGGACTTGCCTTCCGGATCGTCCTCAGATTCCTCGACCTCGCCGCCTGTGGTCTTGGCATGCTCCTCATCGATTGACGAGCCCTTCTCATTGAGGGCTTTTTCCAGCGCGGCGGTCGCGCTATTTATGTCCTCTGGATTAGCGGTCTCAGACATACCGGCAAAGCTGTCAGGCCCAGGCTCGAACTCACCACTTCTATCTGGCTGTTGCTGAGCTTGCACAGGTGGAATCGCTGGTTGCGTACCTCCTGGATCTGGTGCGCCTGCAAAGGTAGGAGTTGCTGCTGCTGCTGGATTGATGCCACCTGGTCCTGGCAATGCCGCCATAGGCCCTGTTGGCGCACCACCTGGGCCGATAGGTTGGCCCTGTAAGGGTGCCTCTGGCTCCTGTGGCCCTGGAAAGGTCATCGCTCCTTCAGGTTGCTGGATGCCGCCACGAACGATGTCCTCTAATGCTGGGACGTTTGTGGCGATATATTCTTCAAGCAATCTACCCATGACTGATCCTCCCGTAATCAACGGTTAAGTAGCCATTCCTGCGCCCCACGAGATCTGGCCTGGTAACGATCACCTCATCAGCCATCACGCCTTCAGATATGTTTTCGTCACAGCCGATTGCTTTGGCTGCATCGTTCCAATCCCACCTGTACCAGTTGAACTCACCATACTTTCCAATCAGTTCGACGTTATCCTTCAACCGGATGTCGGATTCGTCTCCGCCCTTATCGGCTCCAGCCTTAATCATCGTACTCAGGCCGCCAGTGAAGTAGGCCGCGGCCACCGTGGTCGCCGCACCCAGGACTGCCTGGAATGTGCCACCACTGGTCTGTTCGGTGGTGGTCTGGGTCTCGCTGTAGGGTACGGTGCTGAGTGCAGCCAGGAGCGGTTGCAGATTGGTGATGTCCCAGTCCCTGGCTTCAACGAACTCCATGTAATCGAAGTCGAGATTCACCTGTTCCAACTGCCGGCGCAGTCCGCCTGTGACCAGGAGATTGTTCATCTCGTTGGAGAGCATCTGTTGGCCCTCTGCTCCGATTGCTCGGAACTGATCTGAAGCGGCTCGTGCCGCTACACGATCTTGCTCGAATCGATTCGCCGCGGACTCGAATGCCGAAGCATAGCCGCGCTCATACAGATCTGAGATTGCTTCCAGGCTCTTGCCGCTGGCCTCGGATGTCATGATGGCAGCCCTGGATCCACCAAAGGCCGAAGCCATGGCAGCCTCCTGACCTGCCGCGACCTGCCGGCGCATTCCTTCCTCACGCATCTCACGAGCCGCAGGCTCTAATGCGCTCTGGATATAGGGATTCATGTACGCCTGAATATCGGCGTCGAGGAAAGACTGCCCTCCCCGTTCAGCAAATTCTCGCGACCGTTCTACATCAGCTCGGTACGCGCCACCTTCGGTAGCTGCCATCTCCATCGCTGCCTGCTCATTCGGATCGAGTTCAGCGAATCGTTGGCCTTCATATTCCTGGTAGGGACGATCGGCAATACGCCGACCCATCGCTACCGCTTGCTGACTACCTGCCTCAAGCCACTGCGGGATCTTCCGTTCTTGAGTCGTTGTCTTTTTCTTTTTGGACATCTCTTGGTGCCCTCACAAAGTTGCCGCCACCATATTGGTAGCCTTTGCGCTCCATCAACTTGTCTTTCAAGTCGGTGTCGCGGCCAGTCATCATTCCGATAATGATTGGCAACCCTTTCCCTGTCGCCGGATCTCCACTTTTATCCGCAAATCTCTCGACCGCTTTCATAAGCTGGTCGGCAACATCCGTGTCTCTCCAAGTTCTCAAAACGTATGTCCAATCGTTCTGCATTACCCAGTCGTCGCTCCAGTCATCTCTCGCGATCGACATGCCCATCGCTGCTACGATCTGTTTCTGGTCGTGCGTCTCAGCGACAACGACAAAACCCTGATCAATCAGGCTCAGTATGTGGAAGATCTGCTTCGTTTCATTGATGCTGATCGTCGAATACCAAATATCCTCTCGTTGTTCCTTAGCCGCTCGCTTCAGTAAATGCGCGACCTTAATCACATCCCAGGGTGTTGCCCTGCGAATCTTCACCTTCTTCATGATGGCTGTCTCCTATGATTCCGACTCCAAAAAAACTATACCTTCGGTAGCGATTGGTCCTCCAACCTCAAGAATCCATACACAATAACATTCATCGCATCGATGCCGGTAATGTCGTCCCTAATCGTCAATACGACCTTTTGCATCGATCCGTTCCGTAATTCCAGGCCCCACCTGAATCCGAAAGTATCCTTGAGATCCAGAACTGGAATGATGCCTTCAGAATTACCAGACACGTTGAAAGCGATGAATGCACTGGTTCCATCACCCACGCCTGGCAATCCGGAGCATAAGCGAATGAAATCGAAGTTGGTTTGCAAAGACTCCGCAATATCTACTTCTCCCAGCTCGTCCGTATAAAACAGCCGCACTCCATTGGTCAGCGCAGCTATATTTCCGAACTGATTCAACGTCATGTTCTGATCGACGATGATGAACGACAACCTGATGATGTAGAGATCCGCTTCCTGTGGTGCTGTCACAAAAAAATCGACTGGCGTCACGCTACCATCAACCAGCATGTCGGATGATCCGCCTGGTGTTCCATCGAGAGTCAGGAACTGACGAAACGGACGGACATTCTGCCTCACGCCGAACGGAGGAAATGGCCGCTCGACGGTGCTTATCGCGCCCGATCTTTCAACTCGCGCTTCAGTTCGCTCAGGTCCTGCGCCGATTAACTTGGTTTTGAGCAATTACAGCTCCTCGTAGTAGCCCCGCATTCCCACGTTTGCTACGTCCGTTGCGCCGGTCACTTTCTGGAAAGCGATGGCGGTATCAGGCGGCAAGATTACTGCATCGTCCAGGACGACAAGCACTCCACCACCAGCACCATGACTGGCTATCGCAGTTTCACCTGTTGACGTTATTCCGGTCACGTTTTCCTCTAAGGCTTCGGTTTCGGCCAGGATACCTGAGCCGAAATTCAAATTAACCGGAATCACAGCCCCACCATCAGATACTGGCGCAGCGCCAGTGACCTTGTGGATCTTCCAGACTGATGCCACATCGCCTCCAAGACGAGCGAGTTCGACGACGAAGATTCTGCTCTGTGAGGTATTTCTGAAATACCCTACGAACTCTCCGGCTACCGCAGTAGCATCCTCAAAGATCGTGTTGAAAACCCGCTGGTCATCTCGCGACACGTAAAAACTTCGTGCGCGGGATTGCGCGTCAACAAGCGCCCTGCCCGTACTGTCTATAAGCAGCTTATTGCCATCTGCTGCACTTTCAATTTCTATGCCCATTATGGTGGCTCCTCAATTTCCATGTCGTTCATGATCGTAAAATGTAGATTGGCGATCTGCAATTCCCTGGTCGTAAGCTCCTGCAAAG